CGTCCACACCGAGGTGTCGAGGACGTTTCCGCTGTAGTCCATCAAAGTCAACTGGTTCTTGCTGAGGGATCCGTCGGACAGGGTCGGCACGCTGTTGACCAGGTAGAAGCCGTCTTTGACCACTGCCTGGCCGAGGATGGTGGCCGTCAATCCCTTGATGTAGATCCCGTCGCCCAGCGCCAGCGTGTGGGCAGCGACGGTGGTGAACATCGCCGCGGTTGGAGTGAGGTCGGTGTCGGGCACGCCTATAACGATGGTGTCGATCTTCGCCAAATAGCCTGGGCTGGCCGTCACTGCAACGCCAGAGGGCGCAGGGAGGGCCGCGCCGAACTGGATGGGTACATAGACCCAATCTGCCGCACCGAGCCTCTGTAACTCCGCAGGAGGATAATTCGGGTGCACCAGCGTCAGCACGTCTTCGCTCTGTACGTAGTTGATGGCCATCAGGTCGGCTGCGACGAAGGGGTTGGGAACCTCGTAGGTCAGATCCGCCGGCATGGCGTAGAAGGAAGTTGCGTCAGCCGAGGGGAACGTGGGTGCACCAGCCGCGTCGACAAATGTCGGCACGGTGCAGTAGTAGACGAGGCCGGCATATGTGGTCAGCTCGCCCTGGGTGTAGACCTTCATGCCATAAAACGTTCCGGTTCCAGCACCGGCGACGCCTACGGGGAGCGGGACGGATTTGAACTGTCCTCCAGGAAGGGCTACCCCATACCGATGGGGTGCCCTCGCATTGCTCGATCCTCCGTTGACGGCGATGGAGAAGGTGTTCGCGTCGATTACCGTGACGGTGTAGGAAGCGCCCGCAGTGATCCCCGTCGGCAACACCGCGCCAGACCCAACGGCGGCGAACTGGACCAGGTCACCGTTTAGGAGCTGGTGATTCGCCCAGTTGACAACCGTTGGACTGGTGCTGCTGAACGTGACCGCGCTCTGCGGAACCCACGCACGCTGGGCTGCGGCGTAGAGCAGCTTTGCGCCCTGCGTATAGAAGCGGAAATATCCCGGCCCGACCTCGATAACCATGGTCTGGGTGTTCGAGTAGATGAATGGCAGAAGACGCGCCGTGCCGTTGTTCTTGACCGTGTTGACGTACTCAAATCCCGGCCGCTTCTCACCGGGACCGAGCGGCGTGGTGATCACGTTCTGGAGCGAGGCCGCGCCGCTGGCGTACTTGGCGTCATCGACCCTGCCGAACATCTCAGGGCTCAACTCGCCACCGGCAAAGGATGGCTTGAATGTTTTAATGCCGGGCATTATCGGTGGGCCATCCACGGCACGGACTGCCGCACGTCGATCTTGCGTTGGTTCGCGTCAGACGACTTTGCCTGCGCAAAGAACGCTTCGCTGATCTTCAACATCTCGGCCGACTTGGCGGTGCCGGCGTCGCCCTTAATGATTGGGCCCGCCAGCATGCTGGCCAGGAGGTAGGAGAGGGCCATCACGAACAGGCCGCTGAATTTGTTCGGGTCGGTGACTACCGTGGTGTAGCGCAGCACTGCACCGCATACGTTGGTCAGGATGATCTGGTTATTCTCGCCATCCTGCTCCGTCTCGAAGGGTTGCGGTGCGTAGAAGTTTGCCGCTGGATTCGAGTAATACGGTTCCGTTTGCGGCCAGCGGTTGCTCTGCGCGAGGTTCTCGGAATAGTCGTCGAGCGCTTCAGGAGACATCACTGCGATGGGATTGATCACCTCGTTGGGATACACGTAGGCAAAGCGCCAGGTAGAGCTCGGGTTGGTACCGGCCTGGGCCAGCGGGGTGCGCACGGTGGCAAATCCCCATGTGGCCATTTCGAGCGCGGCCCGGAGCGCCAGGGGATAGAACTTGGCGCAATATCCAGCCTGCACGGATCCATCAGGTGGGTCGATGGAAGAGACGGCGGCGGTATCGCCGATGTGGGACAGAGCCGCGTTGCAGATGCCGACGACAGATGGCATGTTCCCTCGCAAAAAGATGGGGCCGACCGTGAGCCATCAGCGGGCCGCGCCGCCAGGCGCGTTACCCCGCTGAAGGCCATGTGGATCGGCCCCGTGGGTTGGTTGTGGATTACTCGACCGGCTTACTGCCCTTCGACTTGACGGGCTTCGCGTGCTGGGGCTGTTTTTCCTCCAGCTCTTCTTCGACCGGTACGATGTGTTCGTAAAGAGGGCCTTCGTGCGGAAACTCCTGGCCCTCCTTCCGGTAGTGCTCGTGGTAATGCGTACAGATTGCGCGAACCCGCATCGCCTACTCCTAGTTGACCGAGAATCCGGTCGGGCGCGAGACGTTGCGCTGGATCGTGTTGCTGAAGTACGCATCGAACTGGCCGGCCGTCAGCACCGCGGTGGCGATGCGGAAGACGATGCGCTGGTAGCGCTGCGTGCCAACCGGGGGCTGGACCTGAAGCAGTGCCGATCCCTTGGTGACGTTGGCAACAGGTACCACCGGTCCAAGCAGACGGTCCGTCCAGGTCGCGTTATCGGGCGAGTCCTGAAAAACAGCCTGGACAGTTGCGCCGGCTCCGGCAGCGGTGGCGTTGACGATGACGTTCAGCCAGAGGTTCTCACCGGTCTGCGCTTCTTCGGCGTCCTGCGCGTTGTTGTAAGCCGAGCCAGTGTCATAGACATTGGTCGAAGGGGTGTCGCCGATAGCGGTCGGGGCCTGTGCCGCGGCGAGTACGAGTTCTGAATCGAGGTAGCCCATATCTTTGGATCTCCTGCCAGGGAGACGCATGCCTCCCGTGGCCGTTAGAGGTGTTGAACTGCTTAAGATTTCTTTCTGGGGTGGCTGCTACTGGACCTGGGATTCGGTTGCCAGCAGCTGGTCGACGGTCAGGACGGGAACGCCCATGAACAGGAGCTGTCCACCCTGAATGCCAGTACCGCTGCCTGCCACGCTGCCGGGGCCGACCTTTCCGTACTGATTCACGGCATCGGTGAACGACAGAGCGTTCTGCGATTTATCCAGAGCGCCGACGGAGAGCATCTCCTTGACGGTGCGGCTGGCCAGGAAGGTCGGAACGCCCATGCCCATCGAGGGAATGCGCGCGAGGGCCTTAAGCATCAGCTTGTTGATCCAGGTCGAGGCGGTGATGGCCTGGGTGTTCGCCTGGCTCGTCATGTCGGAGACATTGACGTTGGCCACGCGCACTGCATAGCGCCAATCCTTGACGTGGAGGCCGTACTTCCACTGCCAACGCTCGGCATACGCGCGGAAGCGGTTGTTGCTGCTGTCGAACGCGTCGATCTCACCGAGATCCTGCTGCAGCAAGCCAGCCTGCGAGCCTTTGGGATAAATTCCGGTCACCGTGTTCTCGCCCCAAACCACCAGCCAGATGCTGGTGTTGCCGTTGCCCGTGCCGCCCGCGTCGATGATGTTCTGGCCGCTGGTGGCTGTCTTGCTGTTGTAGCGCGGCGTCAGGCCGAGGATGCCATCCTTGGTGGTCGAGGTGTCACCGTATATGATCGACTGCGCGAAGCTCTCGTTCATGGCTTCGATGAAGGCCAATCCTTCGGACAGACGGAACGCTGCGCTGTTGCCGTTCAGGTCCGCCAAGTCCTTATCGATTTCGTTGCGCCCTTCCAGAATGGCGCACACGTCTTCGATGGTGGCGCGGCCAGACTTGCTGACAGCGACGCCCTTGTAGAACTCGCGGAAGTTCACCGTGGGAAGGCCAACGCGCACAACGGCCTTGTGGCCGGTGGGCAGGTTGCCCTCGATGAAATTCATGTAATTGATGAGTTCGTTGCTCTGGTTGAGCAGCTCGGCGACTACGGCAACTTTGCCGTCAGGTCCGAAAGATTTTGCGATGTCAATGAGCGTGGTGTGCCCACCGATGAGAGGAAGCGTTGGCATGGGTGTTACTCCTGTTTAGTTTGGTCGTAGAGAACGGTGGCGGCATTCGCCTTGGCCCGCGTGGGAGCGGAGCCGGAGACGAATTTGTCCTGGCTGATGGCCTTGCCGGCTTTGTACATGAACCGGATCACCTCAGGGTGATTGCCGAGTCCGGACGAAGTCAGAAGCTGGTTAAGCTCGGGCGTCCCGAATGTATCGAGCGCCTGCTTGGCGACTGCAAGGTTCTGCTGTAGCGCGACGCCACCGAATTCCTTG